TTCTTGCTTCAAAGCCAAATTACGAATAAATTTATTTCTAGGTTCATATTGAACAATGAAGTCCATTTCTTCTTGATATGAATTTCCCTTTACTGCTTTTTTAATTTCATCGGTATATTGTAGAATAATATTAAATATTTCTAAGTCGGCTAACGATTTACTTTCAATTAATTTCTTAGTTGTTGTTACTTTATAAACAGGACCGAATAAACCCTCAAGCACAAGCTTGTGAGTTTTAGTGCCATCCAAAGTTCCAGTAGTACCGAATCTATAAGGAGTATGTGTACATTTATTTAATATACTTGTAAGAGATTTTGCTTTGAAGTTGTGTGCTTCATCTCCGTATATTACTTTAAAGTCTGCAAAGAATTGCTTCGGCAATTTATATAGCGATTGCCATGTACTAATAACTACATTGTATTGATTTGATTTTTCATGTCCTCCGTAAATACGATGACATTCTTCGGATGCTTTCCAATCATTAAGACCAGAATAATCTTGAAAATCAGAATACATTTGTTCTACAAGTGATGTCGTGGGAACAAGAATAAGTTGACGACGATTCCATCGCTCATTCCAACGAATCAAACAATAAAGTATTAGTGATTTACCTGAACCAGTAGGAGATAACAGTAGACGTCTACCATCATTAATTGCCTGATAAACAGCATCAATCTGATAATCTCTAATTTGAAGGGGTTGCCCCTTTGATGAGAGTTTCAATCCTTCACAGAAGTTTTTAACTATGTCATAAGTAACAGCATCTGCAGTATGAATATACTTTTCATAATCTATTACATAGTCTCGTTCTTTAGCAAAGTGTTCTAAATAACTTAAAAGCCCAACATATAACTCTTTTGTGAACATGGAAAAGAGTCTAACTTTTCCATCCCACATACGAGACTTATAAAGAGGATGGAACTTAGCACCAGGAACTTCAAACGAAAAATGATCGTTTAATTCTTGTGCTAATGAAGGTTCACAATCTACTCTAAGATGTACTTCATTTAATTTAGATACATAAAGATCAGCCATTACATCATGCCGTTAGTAAACTTATTCCATTCAATAGCATTTTTAATATCCCAAGTACGACTATTTAAAGAACGGATAATTTGTTCTAATTGATACAATACTGTTTTAAAGTATTCTACCTTATCTTGTAGTAAAATAAGATCGCTATCTACAGTTAGAAATTCGTCCATTTCATTCTTTAGGGGTTTATTTCCTTGCCATTGTTCCCAACCTTCATCTTCCAATTCTTGCTTAGTCATTTCACCGCGGTAATACTTATACTTCATACGACGGCAATTTAAATAATCGGATTCGGCTTTACGAAGATTGAGACGAGTAGACGACAGATAATTTAAATACTTGGCGTGAAGGTTAGGAGTCCTTGCCGATTCACGTCCAAGATTCATTTCATCAATTTTACAATCATCCTTCCAGGAATCTTGTAGATCTGATAATTTCATAATATACTATTTAAATTAACCTATTTGAATAATTTGCTGAGGATTGCCTTGGAAATTAAATGAACCATAATGATTCAATGAGATGGAAGGATCAAGCCAAATTTCTCCGCCCATATCTTGCCATCTGCGGCTGAAGGTATAATCCTCCGACAAATAACGCTTGTCCTTCGGATCAATCATTGTATCAAAGAATGCGTAGAAATGAGGATTTAACTCTGGAGGAGTATTCAAATCATTGTTATATTTTAATTCAGGATAATGCTCAATCATCTTATCGATAACTTCACGCTTAATCATCATGAAGCCTGTAGCTCCATCATGCAAACGAATTAGACCATTTTCGATTGCAATTTGTTTTGCATCACGATTTAGGAATTTGAAGTTAATCGCATAATCGCTACCGAATGATGCAATTGCTTGATCTGCAAGTGGCTCTTTACTAGCGATAACACTTTCGCGAATACGCTGCCAGTTAACACCCTTCTTAGGATATGCACCTACTGCAACTTCCTTATTATGTGCAATAAGTTTAATAACGTCTTCAACTTGATACTCAATATCTGCATCAATAAACATTAAACGGGTAAAATTGCTTTGTATAAAATAGGCAACCAATACGTTACGAGCACGAGTAACAAGTGACTCGTTTGCAATTGTACCAAATGCAACAGGAATTTGATGTTGATTACAGAAAGTCAACAAACGAATAGACGATCTGAAATATGCTTCAGTCAATTGTCCGCCATAGCATGGGGTCGCAATAAAGAGACGCTCTTTACGCAAATCTTCCAAACGAACTTCTAACTTTTGGTCTCCTGCAGGAGGAGGTGAACCTGCCGCAGGTGCTTTTGGCAATGGCGGAATAGAAGGTAGGTTCATAGGTTTAATGGTTTTTTTAGTATTCATAATAACTCCAAGTTATATTATAAGGGTTCTACTTCGAAAATAGTATATTTGAACGATGCTATCGCTGTAAAATATTCTACACTTTGTGACGCAATGTCAAAATCAAGGGCCTGTAATGATATAGGGAAAAGATTTTTAAATATTATATTTACTTTAGGGTTATTTGTCGAGTCTAAAATAGTCAAAGTTGCATCCGAGTAAGCCAAAATTTCAGATTGACCATCAGGTTTTGTCACGAATGGAAAACCACTAGGTCTGTTTTTTGTGAATGTTGAAAATTGATTATAATTGCTAGGGAACCCAAGAGCAATAAGCCAACGATATAATTCTATATAATTGGACATATTTTCTGATATTAAAAATCTAATCGTAAAATCCCCGAAATTGATTTTGTCACCTATTGTAGGAACATCAACAAACGGGGTTGGTTGTGTTGCAAATCCTAATTGTAAATCAGGAAGATTTGCGGATTGACAAGTAAAAGAAGTATTTGGCAAATCCTTAATACCAAATTTAAAAGCATTTGGTCTAAGGAAATCATACGTTCTCTGTAAAGAGTTAGACGTATTATCTTGTATTAAATTAATATCTCTAGTAAATGCCATCGTATTCCTTTTACTCTACATTATATTTATAGCCTGTGCAAAGACAAAAAAGGGGGAATTTCTTCCCCCTTAAAGTCCGATCTTAATGTCGGTTGATTACATTAGGTTAACAACCTTTGTCTTACGATAGTATTGGTTTCTGTTTGCAGTGAAGCTAGAAGCATCTGCATCAGAATAGCTATCGCTAGATGTAACGTATGGGTTAGCAATCAAACCATAACGTGTCTTGAAGCCAATCTTTGGCTGGAAGCTGTTAGGATCAATTGCACGAACCATTTGTAGAGGTACATATGGGCAATAGAACATACCTGCGTCATAAGGAGAAGAACCCTTATAACCAACCATGTAGAACTGATTAGCAGTTCCTAGGTTTGCAGAATATGGATCAATATAAACACGGAAGCGGCCATTTAGAACGCCTGCGAATGTATTGCCTGTATCGTCAACATTTAAGTTTGTAGAAAGAGCTGGGGTATAGTCTAGAACACCGGACATAGCTAATGCACTTGCAACGTCTGCAGAACAAACGATGAAGTTGCCTTTACCTCTTCTTGTGTCTTGTGCAATGTGGTTAGCATCACGTTCAATATTGAACAATAGACCCTTAAAGCGTTCTACAGACCAACGACCATTGGAGTCAACGTCTAGGTCAAATGTACCAGCGGTTGCTGTTGCAGGTGAACCTTGCTTAGCAACTTTGTAGATTGTACGAACAACTTCACGATTGATTTCAAACATGAATTCTTGTGAAAGAATGTTTGACAATTCTGCCTCTGCGTCAAGACCATGAATTGCTTTCAAGTCTTGTGCCAATTCAACAGTGTATTCTGCCTTCAATGCTCTGCTCTTAGCAGTAACTGTTGTCTTGTCGATTGCGAAAGACATTTCGTTAAATGTGCTAGAAGCTTCCATATTTGCTGTGGAAGTAGCATTACCGGTGTTGTATGTACCAAATACTGGATTAGAACCAGAATGATTAACTGTTCCTGTACCTGCTGAGAATGAAGTATTTGCTTCGTTGAACAATGCTTCAACACGATTGGTTGTGTCATTTCTTTCTGTTCCGTAAGTTGATCTCATTGCGAAGATCAAGCCTGTTGGGCCAGTCATAGGTTGTACACCGCAAATGTCATATGCCATTAGATTAGGCATTGCACGACGTACTAGACCAATCATAATTGGATCGTACTTGTCAATACCGCTTGTAGCATTGATGTTATTTGCAGGAGTTTCGAATAGTGCTTGACGTTCTTCACGTAAAGCTCTTTCCTGATTCTCAAGCAACACTGCTGTTACTTGACGCTTGTATGAATCTTTAATGGGAGTTAGATCTGGATGATCTAAAATTGCTGCCCATTTTTGTTGTGCATTTTCTGATAAAAACATTTAATGTCTCCTTGTTTAAATTTGGATAACTTATTACTTATTTATAAGTTATTGTCTTTTGATTGTTCTTGATAAGGCCT